TATTAATTGGTAGTGACGAATGGCGTTCAGCTTGGCCCGCGGTTACCGGCACATTATCACCTACCTCGGTTACTGGTAACATTGTTATCAACAACACAGAGACAATTAGTGTAGCCGCTAATTCTACTCCTACAAGTATAAGCAACAGCATCAACAGTGCCAACATCTCTGGTGTATACTCTGCAGTTCAAGGTGGAGCTTTATACCTTTACGGTGACAGTGAATCAAACGGTCCTACATTTGCTGGTGCCACTGGTAATGCAAATACCACCACAGGTATTGCCACTTTAACATTCAGCAACAGCGGCAATGCAGCGGTTTCAAAACCCTATCCAGTTGGATCCACTATTACTGTTAGTGGCGCCAACGTGGCAGAATACAACGGCACATTTGATGTGGTTGCCTCTACCAATACCTCAGTTAGTTTTAGTACCACAGCCTCTGGCAGTGTTGGTAATGCTACTATTGTCTGGCCAGGAAGTATTAGTATTACTCAAGCGACCGGCACATCGTTGGCTGCACTAGGTATCTCTCCTGGTGTCTATACTGTTCCTGAATATCAGTCTAGTCCAAGTTATCAAAATCCAAGATGGAACAGCAGTGCAACTATCCCTGCTATAACTGGATCAGTTTGGCAGAAAACCAATAATGTAAACGCAGGTACCAATTTAATTGTGAGCCAGTATAGCTCAACACTAGGTACATTTGTACCTCAAGGTTGTCCAGTGTATGCATCTGATGCTACGGCGTTATATGCTTTAGATCCATCTGGCGGCGGAACTACCATTGCTCAAGGTGCTACCTATGCACAGGTTGACCCCTACAACAATGGCACCGGCGGTTTCCAATTATTTGAACGTTATACCACTGGAGCCACTGTAATTACAGGTAGTGACACATCACCTGGTCCGTTTACTGGATTAGATACCTTTACCATTGGCGCTACACAAGCTGGTACAAGTGCTATAACATCAGCCACTGCTACAATTTATCCTAGTAACAATCTAGTGGCAACAGACGCTGGTGGGTCAGGAGCGGTTGCTACGTTGACTTTTGCGGCACAGAGTTCTCCTCCGTTTGCAGTTGGCAGTACAATTGTAGTTACTGGTGTGACACCAACGGGCTACAATGGTACATATACAGTGACAGCCTGCAGTGATACCACAGTACAATATGCTTGTATTGAAACAGGTAGTCTTAGTATAGCAGGTACCATTTATGGTGCAGGCACAACAGCTGATTTTGTTAGCGCAGTTAGTAGTGCTGGCATTCCACATGTGAGTGCCACAGTCAACAGTTCTGGTGCAGTTGTGTTTACACACAGCCAAGGCGGTGACATCTATCTAACCAATGGCACAGGTACTCCGGTTACAGCAGCTGGATTTGCAGCAGGCGCCGATATCATTGGCCTAACAAAACAAAATGTAACTGGTGATACATTAATACTCAGTAACTGGGTAACAACACCAACTTTTGCATACACCGCTTCTACTACAGCACCAGATCAAAATCCTATTTCAGGAACTTATTGGTACTATAGTGCTACGGATCAAGCAGACATTATGATACTAGACGATGGTCAATGGATGGCCTACCAAAATGTAACCAATGATGCACGTGGATACAATCTTAGTGCTACCAATGCATCCGGTCCGCAAGTTAGTCCCACAGCACCAACCACACAGAACAATGCTGCTAAGTCACCATTGGTACCAGGCGACTTATGGATCAACACTGCTGACTTAGAACTTTACCCAGTAGTGAATCGTTGGGAAAGTGTTAACGGCGTTAATCAGTGGGTAACTATTAGTAATTCAAATCAAACTACAGAAAATGGTATTGTATTTGCTGATGCACGTTGGGCAACCAACGGCACAACAGATCCTGTAAGTGATGCTATTCCTAGCATTACCAGTTTTTTGATCAGCGACTATTTGGATCCGGATGCTCCTAGTCCAGACTTGTATCCGAACGGAATTCTGTTATGGAATACACGTCGTAGTGGATTTAATGTAAAACAGTTTGAATTGAACTATTTTAATACTGCGTCGTATCCAGCATATGATTGGAGTGCTTACTCAAACTATGCCATTGGTGATCGTGTATTGTCTGCAGGACTTGTATATGTTTGCAAAGTAGCCAACATTAATCAAACTCCTAGTACCTCCAGCGCATACTGGAGTGAAATCACAGTGACCAATACTTGGGTAACAGCCAGTGGTAACAGAGACGACGGTAGCCCGCACATGGGTCGTCAAGCTCAGCGTGCTATCATTCTCAAGGCCTTGCGTGCTGGTATCAACAGTAATACCACAATACGTGAAGAACAAAATCAATTTAACTTGATTGCTTGCCCACAATACCCAGAGTTGATTAATAATCTAGCACAACTCAACGTGGATCGTGGTCAAACAGCATTTGTGATCGAAGATACTCCGTTGCGTTTGGCTCCAACTGATGTTGTGGCCTGGGCTTCCAACAACAATGGTAATGGTCTAGTAACAGGCGATGGCAATTCAGACATTGGTGATCCGTATGCTGCTGCATTCTATCCTAGTTGCCGTACAACAGACCTCAATGGTAATTTGGTAGTACAACCACCAAGCCACATGATGTTGCGTACAATTATTCGTTCAGACGAAGTGGCATACCCATGGTTAGCACCAGCTGGCACACGTCGTGGTGTTGTTGATAATGCTACACAAATTGGTTATATTGAGTCAGCCACAGGCGCTTTTATATCTTTGGGCGTAAATCAAGCCTTGCGTGATGTACTATATCAACACGATATCAATCCTATTACGTTTGTACCAGGTGTAGGTATCACTAACTTTGGTAACCATACACTGCAAAATACCAACACCGCTATGAATCGTATCAACGTGGCACGTTTGGTGGCTTTCTTGCGTAACAGACTCAACACAATCGGTAAACAGTATTTGTTTGAACCAAACGATCAAATTACACGTCAGCAAATTACCAATGCTATTACCAGTTTAATGGTTGATTTAGTTGCTAAACGTGGTATCTATGATTACCTGATTGTTTGCGATTTAACCAACAATACACCGGCTAGAATTGACAACAACGAGCTGTGGGTTGATATTGCAATTGAACCAGTTAAGGCAGTTGAGTTCATCTATATACCATTGCGTATACAGAACACAGGAACTATCGCGGCTCAAACAACGGCATAAAACACTGGGGCTTTGTGCCCCAGAGTCAAGCCATAAATAACAGTATACCAGGAGAACAAACGAAATGCCTACATCATCGCTAACAAAAATGACCGTGCCTTTGGCCAGCGATCAAAGCAGCCCATCACAAGGCTTGTTAATGCCAAAACTGAAGTATCGCTTCAGAGTCACATTCCAGAATTTTGGTGTAAGTAATCCGGTAACAGAACTAACCAAACAGGTAGTGGATTTTACACGCCCTAATGTTACATTTGAAAACATTGATATTCCTATCTACAACAGTACTATTAAATTGGCCGGCAAGTATGCTTGGCAAGATCTTACTTGCAATATCCGTGACGATGCAGGCGGCAACGTATCCAAGTTGGTTGGCGAACAACTACAGAAACAATTGGACTTTGCTGAAATGAGCAGTGCTGCTTCTGGTATTGATTACAAATTTACTACACAATTTGAAGTACTCGACGGTGGCAACGGCGCCAATGCTCCGGTAGCCTTAGAGACCTGGTACATCTATGGTTGCTACCTACAAGGCGTTAACTATGGCGACATGAACTACGGCACAAACGAAGCAGCACAAATTGCATTGGTTATACGCTTTGATAATGCCTTACAAACTCCTGCAGGTGCGGGTGTTGGCGCAGTGGTTGGTAGAACTTTAGGCGATATTGCAAGCGGCCTAGGTCTCTAATAAACCATGGCTAACTTACCAACATTTGGTGAGGACCTACTCCAGGGGTTTTTCAACGGAACTGGATTAAAGGACTACAGTCACGCTTCTAAAACTTTTAGAAGCGATAACTACAACCTTACTCCACGTACCAAATATCTATTCCATGTTTTCTTTAATCTCAACATGGAAATTCCTTCAATTCGAAATGCCTTTGGCAACAACGGCGAAATCTCTAGCATAGGACTCATGGTCAAAACCATTGACTTGCCTAAGTATAGCATAGATGTTGAAGTAATGAATCAATACAATCGCAAGCGCCTGATCCAAACTAAAATTAATTACGATCCAGTTAATGTGGCCTTTCATGATGATCAAAGCGACCTTATACGTAATCTTTGGTATCAGTACTATACCTACTACTACAAAGATCCTAATCAGCCCTATAAAGGTGTAGCAAATCAAAATGGCACATTGGGCCTATTATCCACAATGGCCAATGGATCTAGTTACAACACCAGTGACATTTATAGTCCTAATCGCCAAACACAAGACTGGGGCTTTGCAGGAGAAGGATATGCAGACAGCAGTATTGGAACAGCTACTGGTGCCAACGGTGGCAAACCTCCGTTCTTCACTGATATAACCATATATGGACTGGCTGCTAAAAAATATGCGGCCTATACTTTGATTAATCCTATTATTACTAACTGGAATCACGACACCTATAGCTATGCCGAGGGTGGCGCCACTATGGCCAACAACATGACCCTTAAATATGAAGCGGTCAAATACTACAATGGCGCGGTAGGTGGTTCTAATCCAAGTTCCAAAGTTTCAGGATTTGCTGATCCTAATCACTATGACACAGTCAAGAGTGCCTTGGCTCGTCCAGGTAGTACTGCTACAGTATTTGGTCAAGGCGGTCTTGTTGACGCCCTTACAGGATCAGTTCAAGACCTTCAAGCACTGGCATCAGGACAAGGCGGCCTGGCACAAATTATTGGCCTGGCACAAACAGCCGGCACGACCTACAACACATTTAAAGGCAAAGACATTGCCAGTATTGCTTCTACAGAAGCCAAGCAGGCGGCTATCAGTGTGCTACAACAAGGATTACCAGGATCGGTACGTCAGGCAGTTAACAGTGCCAATGGATTTTTATTTCCTAAAGCTCCCCCGGCGTACACACAAAACAGTACCAACAGTCCTTACAACAGTCAGACTCCTACACTAGGCAGTCAGGTAGGATTATAATATGGGCTCAGTAAACTACGTTAATCCGCAAACGGATACTACGGTAAAGATATTTGATCAGTTTTATAATTATGCTGTAGAGGTAGCTGCAGACGAGTACGACGCAGTCAACAGTTATTTTAGATCTGTGTTTGGAACAGACCAAGCCGCTGGCAGTTTCACAGTGACACTATTTCGAATAGCGCAAACCAGCAACATACCAGTATTAACTTTATTAAGTGAAATAAAAGGACTTACTGGTCCTCAACTTACTGCTACCCTGGCCTATTACCTAAACGGAGTTCGTAGCAACAGTACCTTGTTGGGGATCAACGTGGCTACACAGCCCAACTATTACGTAGCTCACAATATTAGAAATTAATCATGGCCAAGTTTGCTCAAGGCCCGTTCGTGGTAAAAAATGCTCACAAGTATGTGGGCCGTGGCGTACCTAGATATCGCAGCAGCTGGGAATGGGCGTTCATGCAATTTTGCGACAACAACGACAATGTGTTACAGTGGGCCAGCGAACCTATTCGTATTCCATACCAACATCCTCTAACCGGCAAAGCCACTACCTATGTGCCTGATTTTATTGTGACCTATCGCGGTCCTAACAATACTATGGTTGCCGAGTTGATTGAAATTAAACCATCAAAACAAAGTCAGCTGACTGAACGAATGAACTCCAAAGATCGTGCTATTGTGGCTGTAAATCACTTCAAATGGGAAGCCGCACAACGCTGGTGCAAGGCCAATGGCCTGCGTTTTAGAGTTATTACTGAAGACCAGATATTCCACCAGGGTGGTAAAAAACGCGGTAAATAGGGCATGACCAAGAAACTTGAAGAATTATTTAATTTTCCATCAGACGAAGAGGACACTGAAGAATCGTCATTG